TGAATCCTGCGGGCCTTGTGTGCCTACCTCCGTATGCCCCGCCTTCCACTTCGATCAATGTCCGGCTAGGGAGATGCGCAAAGTCTGCGCGCCACTTGCGGCCAGGAAAGAACACATGCTCAGGAGTGAGGGATGGCCCTTCGATGGCTAGCCAGATAAGGGAAAACTTGCGTTCCAAGGTGGATGGCTGGCGGGGCGTGGCCTTGCGGCGTGGAGTCTTTTTCATTTGCCCACTTTCCAGAGATTTAGGGTTAATCCAAAGCATTCAGCCCGCAATTCGGATTTGGCGTGAATAGCCCAACCGAGCCTCAAGTCATCTCCAAGGAAATCTGCAAGCATGTCCCGATATTTCACAATACTTTCGCCAAGATGATTTTCCATCTCATGGCAGGCGTTGAGGTCGTTGAAGTAGTCGGGCACTGGCTGCCCCCAGAACGGGCATTCGATTGACCTTCCAGTGGGAGAAAATTTGAATCCTTGAGCTTGCGCGATTTTTATGCGCTTCTGTTCCTGTGTGAGTTTCATAATCATTCCTCGATCTGGTTTACTTTGATGATGCTCTTTTTCGGGTTGCCTCGCGTCATGATAGGCGCAAGAGCGGCTTCAAGCTCCCTCTTGGCATCCTTGGCCGTGAGGTTGTATTTAACCGCGCCAGAGGCCGTTACAGACTTCACTCCACTCGCCACCCTCACAGCGTCGTCTAACGCCGTTATAGACGGTTTACAGGCCGCTAGCACCTGCTCCTGCGTCACGCCTAAATGGGCGAGTAGCTCATAGGCTTTCTGTGCGTCTTCCACCTCACGATTGCCGGGTGATTCTTGGACGATCCACCCTGGCACTTCGCCAGCTTCGACGCGGGCTTTAAAGGATTGCTCCATCACGTCCACGTAACGCTTGATCATTGCGAGGCCGTTGTATGCGGCTTCGTGCTGCTCTGGCGTTCGGTTCATGGCAATGGACCACATGGCTGAGCGTTGTTGCTCTCCCGGCATTCCAGCGATTGCCATAGGGTTGACTGTCTCCACCTCTTGGAGAACGCCATGATGCAACGCGGAGCAGCCTTTTAGAGCCGCCTTGCAATACTTGCACCACTTGCCCGGCTTGCGGTCTGCTTCGGTGGAGTTGCGCTCATTCTCCAGCGTTTGAGCGAGCCAGATACGCGCCATTTGAAGGCCGCGCGCATCGTAATCCACGGGAGGCTTGCGAGCCTGAAATGGAGCGATGATGACAGCACGAATGGAGACAAGGTTGTAGCGTTCAGCGACAAGCACAGCAAGCCCCATAAGCTGCGCGTTATCAACAGGATCTTCCACGTCGGGACGTAGGCTTTTAAAGTCAATCAGCAGCCCGCGCTTTCCTTGAATTACGAGCAGGTCCATCTTGCCTGTAAACTGATACGCGGCTTTCGGAAACTTCGCAGTCTCTAGCACCGTGTTCATGGCGGTTAGGCCAAGCCGTGTCTCGCGGATGTCAAAAAGGTCTTCGCTCTCATATTTCCAAGCGTCAACGTGCCATTGCTCTGCATCTGCGCAAAGCTCTGCACTAGCCTGCTCTTGAGGCGTGAGTTCATCCCACGGCATGTCACCGCTTAAAAAAGCGTGAACGTGGTCGCCAAAGGATGAGTCTTTCGACTCATCCTCAGCAAGGCCCGCCTGTGCTTTGTGCGAGTTAGGGCACTCCACAAGACGGGCCAATTCAGAAGCAGAGGGAACTCCAAAGCGTTCGTCCATTACTTCCCTCCTTTCACCATCTTGAGGATTGCGTCGCGGGATTCCATGATGCCAGTCAATTCATGCGGCAGCACGTCAGACAGCGCGGGCCGGATGTCGTCAAGGATGCCGTTATCGAGAAGGATTTGTGACACGTCACCCCATTCAAGCCCGTTTTCCAAAAGGAACTCAGATACAACCATTGGATGCGCAACGGTGATGGTGGGAGATTCTGCAATCACAGGCACATCACGAAGCAGCTTGCTCGTAGATGCTGGCGTCACATCGCGGGCAGGAAGCGCGTCTTGCACTTCTTCCGCTGTCTGCATACCCAAGGTAATGTCTGGCGCGTAGAGACGGGCGAAGAACGCAGCGGCACGGTAGCGCAGCATAAGCTCTGGCATCGTTAGCCACTTGCTGCCGTTCTTCGTGCTCCAGCCTTCGGCTTTTGCCATCTCAAGGGTAATCTTTGGCCCTTCAAGCAAGTCGCCGCCGTCCTTACTTTTCGTCCAGGCCACGCAGGAGCGGTTAGGCTTGCCTTCTTCGCCTTCCATACGGAACTGCAACGGGTCAAAGCGGCCAGCGGCGTTTACCATCGCAATCAAGAACGTGGCGCGAAATGATGGGCGCCCGTGAATGATGTCGATATTTTGGAGCACCATAAACGGGCTGGCTTGAAGGCGTTTAGCGATGTCAATCGCAATAGCGCAGTTGGCGACGTTGCCAATGAACTCTTTCGGGACAAGGGACGAAGATGAGAACATCTTGGCTTGCCGTTGGAGAAGCTCAAAAGCTGCGTTTTCGCGAGCGATTTGGATGTCGGTTTCTGGGGTGGCGATGATGGATTGATCAGACATAATGAGTGATGACTAGCGGTTAAGTGTTTCAGCTTTTTCTTTTTCCACGGCGTCTGTAACGACGGATTGGAGCAGGTAAAGATTCCCAGTTGGGAAATGCTTTTTAATGTGCTCCACAACACCGTAACAAAGAGTATTAGCGCTGCTGCTCCAGTCGGCTGACTCCTGAATTTTGTTCAGGTAAAATTTGGTGTAAAAGTCTCGGACAGTGCGGGCCTTGGCATAGGTGAAGGCTTTGTAAAGGTCGTCAAAATCAGCCTCAGTTTGTGCTGTCTTCACGATCTCAAATTCTTGTCCCTCCAAGTTTAAAAGGAATTGAATTTCCTCGCCAACTTTTGCGGCGGTAAGGAACTCTTCTTTCGTTGGGTCGTGTAGGGTAATCATGGTTTGATGCGTGTGAAGTAGATGTTGAACAGAGCAAGCCCGACCATCGCCAGGACAAAAGCGGCCCAAGGGAGCCAGCCGTAGGACGGTGTTGCGCGCTGCGGTTGGTGGCTGCACTTGGCTTGCGCGGCTTCGTTCAAAGCCTGCTGGTGGTCGTTGTATCGAAGCTCCCAGCTAAGGCGGTTGTCAGTGATTCGGTCAGAGTTCATACGTGTTTGATAATAGCGATTGCGGCAAAGATGACATGAGGCACGGCGAGGGCAATGCCGACGACGAGGGATTGGCGAGGGGTGGTCATTTCTTTTTCTTAGCCGGGTGAACGGCGGTTGTTTTCTTGGTGGCCATGACGTGAGCAAGTCGTTGATTGTTGGTTACGTGCTTCTCTTTGAACTGCCTCACAGCGTCATTGAAGATGTCGTTCTGCGTCACGCCTTCGATGATGGCTTGATGCCGCATCCAGTCGTGAAGCTCTGGATCAACGTAGTATGTGCTTTTGTGTAGGTCTTTGCAGAGTGCCATAGTGGTGTTGGGTTAGAATGAAAGTTTTTCGAGTTTGGCAATTTGTTTCCTGAGGGAGGTAATCTTTTTGATGCGCATAGCTTCGGCGCGTTGTTTGGCGTCTTCTTCCGAAGTGTGCCATTCGTCGTTATGGAAAAAATCCAGGCTTCCACGCTCCAATCTAACTTTAACCATTGTCGGAGTTTGACTTTCCTCAGCATTATCAAAACGGTGGATACCAGAACTAAGGGCGTATTTTGAAACAAAGATTGTCATAGGATTACGGGTTGACGTTGATTTTGTGGGCGCGGGTGTCGCGGATGATTTCTTGATCCTCAGTCATGATGAACTGAGATTCGCGGATGGCTTCCTCAAGAGAGGAGTTGAGGCGGCAAAGCAAAATATCCATGCCGCCAGAGATGGTGATCCAGCCAGACTGCGGGCGTGCAAGGTCGCTGCAAACCTCAGCGCGGCGAATCTCTACAATCTCCTCGTCCACATCCGGCGTGACCTCGTAAACGATGCGGAGGGAGTCGCCAAAGTAGGCGAAGCGGATCTGGTTGGGCGGGGCGTCTTCTTTGTTCATGGTGGTGATGAGTTGAGGTTATTCCGCGCCCTCGTCTTCTTCATTTTCTTCGATGTAGTTGAACGGGTTGAATCCGCATTCCATCTTGAGCGATTTTACCAGATCCACATGCGCCGGATCATCGCTGACCATGGTGCATTCACTCGGTTCAATCGGCCCGTAAATATCAGAGTATTTACCCAAGACTTCACCAAAATAAACCTCCGTTTTACTTGTGATAAGCTCGTTGACTTTTTCTTTGTCAGCGACAAAAATACCTTCAAGATTTCCCATGCGGCCAGCGCTAAAGTTAAGTTTGTAGATTGCTTCCATAGTGATGATGTGTTGATTTTGCCCTGTGGCAAGTCCATATTACTTGCGCCCGTTCTCCCGTCAAACCATTTTAATTCTTTTTTATGCCCTACGGTTTTCCTCAAGCGACAGTGACAACTAGACAAGCAAAAGCCCTCTCAGAAGATGGTCGAGAGACGCATCTACCGGAGGGCTGTCACCTTGAGATTCTACACCTGGGCGCGGATCAAGATGGCTGCGACGGCCATCTTATTTGCCGGGATCTTGCGGGCAAGACTTGGGCTGTGATGCCGGGAGATTTGAGGGTGTAGGCGGAGTGAAAGGAAGCCCGAACATCACCTTAAACCTATCGGCTGGGTGCATCTGCTCCAGCCTCTTGCGGCTTTCGATGCGGGCGGGGTCGAGTTTGAGGATTGAAGGCAACTTGCTCACGCCAACTTCCCTCCATGCCGATGCGGGCGCGTAGCGTTGTAGAAGTGCTTGGTTGAGACTGCGGCCTCAATGTCAACACCCATCCTTCCAGCTGTGTCTAGGGCGCGAATTATGATGTCAGCAAGCTCTTCTTCGATGCAGGTCAAAGGGCACGCCTTGTCGCACTGTTTGTTAAGCTCGCCACGCCTTGCTGCCTCCCATAGTTCCGAGGTTTCGCCGTGGAGATTCGCCGTCGCTTTGGCCATATAGTCAATGACTGACATCGTATCGTCATGCCAGCCTTTGTCTTTTGCGAGGCCGTGAACTTGGTCGCGGAGTGTGTTTAGATTCATAGTGATGAGCCGCGTTTGCGGTTTCGCCGTGTAACCGATGGCGGGCGAAGTGTCAAAAGAAAACCCTCGCTGCACGCTAATGCAAACGAGGGTTGCAAGCGGCCCATCGCCAGAGGCTAGGGAGGGATGAATGCTTGCAGATTGGTTGCTAGTGAGTGAATCGAACACTCTTTCCCCCGGTGCGATACCAGTGAACTACGCTCAAATGCTCAAACCGTGGCCTTTGGTTATACTGAGCACCCTTGGTTTCGGGCTTTCCAAATATCCTAGCAAATTGGTTGCCGGGTTTCCGGCTGAAACTGAAAGGGTGAGCGGGCAGTTTTCGACTTCTGCTTTAGAGCCTTTTTCAAGTCTCCATAGCTGGTTAGCTAGGCCAGCCATTGCGCAATTCAACTCACGCTATCCGCTCGCCGCCATTCTGCGCGGAGCTTGGAGAGTGTCAAGACACAATCACTGCGTGGCCTGGAAATGCATGGCGTCGTAGCCCCAGAACGCGCCAGCGGAAAGCCAACCTTCGCGGGCAAATTCCTCCATGATCTCCAAGGGCATGTCTGCTGTTATCGGCCATGAATCACGGAAAGCATTGTCGTCTGCGTCAAGATCAATAGCAGCACCCCAGGCATGGACTGAATAGGTTGAACCACCGCGCTTAAGCCGAAAATTAAAGATGCCGCCGTAATCTTCGGCCTCTTCCATCACTTCATGATTGCTAGAATTGCGGTCTTTAATGGCGTTCAGAACGCGCAAAAGCGACGCGGCAACCTTGTGATGGCAGCGGCTTTTTGTGACAACACGGCCTTCGTAATAAATTGGATACGGGAAAGTGATGGCAACAAGCTGCGATTCATCGCCGGGTTTGCCATAAAAAGCAGCCAGGCTTACTTGATCTGACTTCGGCCAAGGATTAACGGTAGGCATAAGACGCCGGAGATGAGCGCGGCAAGCCTCTTGTGAAATAGGCCCCCAAAATCCATCAGGCTTTACGCCAATGCGCCTTTGCATTACTTGGATTTCTTCGGAGTTCATAACGAAGCAAGAAGCCCTCCTTTAATCAGTTCTTCCCGCGTCTTTGACTGCTCCTTAAAGAGTGAGGGGAAAGCGTCCCACAGGATGAGGCGATGCCCACGGGATGCCACGATGAGAGCGGCTAGAGAGTCTAGCGTGTCGGTTGGCAAATACTTCTCATCAATCCACGGTTGCAGAATGGCCGGGATTGCCTCGCCTAGATTCGCCTCAGGATGAACCGGAATGCTGTATCCCGTATCCACCATGAGCCAGGATGATTTATCCAGGCAGGTGACGGAAGAGAACACTTTCGTGGTCGTCTGCTTCACAGGACAAGACAAAGCCCACAGCGCAGAGCTAAGAGACTCGGCTACAGCTAGCGTAGAGGTGGGAATAAACTTCATCATGGCAACGCGGTCCCCCACTTGGCGTTAGCAATCTGGAAAAGAGCGTCCTCTTGCTCAGGCGTAAGCGCGCCCTGGCCGTAAAGGATCTCGCTTACATTGATATTTGCGAACAAGCCAGGGTCACCACGCCCGCATAGGCGCATCATGCCGGAGCATTCGTTATTGGCTCCATTGCTGCCGAATGGCCCGTTAGAGCTTTGCATGGTGCCTGCGGTGGCGGTGCCTGTTATGAAGTAGGCGTAGGGGTCGGTAGTTATTAGATTCTCCCCGGTGCTGTAAGCACCACTGGAATTGTTCATGGAAATCACCGTCCCCACCGTTTCAAACAGACGGTAGTTTGCCTCCGTTGGGTAGTCAGCAAGCGCCCAAATCTCAGCGTTCAGGTTTACAATTGTCTGCGGACGAAACACAATGAACGCCCACCACTCAGGCTCTGCCCCGAACGTAACTGTCATGTCATCGTTAGAGCCATCAGAGAGCAGGGCTGGTAGGCTGTTAATACCCGTGGCAGTAAATAGCGGTTGCTTGGATGCGTCGCCAGTCTGCGACCAGTCAAAACCGCCCCCGTTCTGTGAGTAAACCTTAACGACATAACAAGTGTCGCCATTCGCAAATGTGGTCAGGGCGGGAAGGTCTAGCTCATTGTTCGCTAGGAATCCTATATCCTGCTCGGGCTGCCCGGTGCGATCTGCCCTCACGCGGATAAGTGGTCCTGTGTAGGTGCCGTTCATGCGGCGGGCCATGCTCCAAGTTCCGAGAGAGTCGAGGCCTAAGCCGTCCAACACGCCAGGAACTCCGCCCGCCGAAGGACGCGAGAAAGGAAGTCCAAGAGCTAGGCCAAGCGCGCTCATTCGGTCCAGAGGATGACGGAGCCAGAAGCGAGGGTGATAGACGATCCGCGAATAGGATAATATCCAGGCGGCAGTGTGGGGCCTGCAAGTCCAGCCTCGTCGCCATCATATGCGACTTGATCAGGACTGCCAGTGGTGGGCGCAATGATGGTTGTAATCACGGCATCAGCCAAGACTGAAAGCCCAAAGAAGTTTTTAGCGGTAGCAGCGGTGTTAGCCACCACCTTGTAGCCCTTAGAGGCCTGTTGTCTTTCGAGAGCCATAATCGTTTACTTGTTGGAAAGGGTTGCGGAAAGGGTGGCTGTGGCGAGGTTTGCGCCGATGGCCAAGGCTGGCACGTTGACGCCTTTAACGACGGTCTTGCTGCCGTCTGCGTGCCAAGTGGTCGTGGTTTCGCAGGAGCAAAGGCAGCTACCGAGGGAAGCTGTTGCGGCGATGGAAAGGATACGAATGGTTTTCATTTCTTGTCTTTGCGGATGACGTTGATAAGACCGACAAGGCCAAGCCCTGCGGTGATGATTGCGCCCTGCAAATCAGGCTGGATGTTCACGCCAAACGCAGTGGCCAGCAGGATCAATCCGCGCCAAGTGGAATTTTCAGAAAGCTTTTCAAGGATGGTATTCATAGCGGATCAAGATGCTTGTCATGTTCTTTTCTCAGGCTCAAGGAAGCGTTGTGCATTTCGGAAAGCTTGCCAGCAAACGGGCATTTCTCCTGTGAACATTGGTCAACTAGATTGATTGTTCCTGTGGCCATGCCAAGCAGGTTTTGCATTTGATTGATGACAGGTGCTGCTTTGTTTCGCCATTTCTCACACTCCTCGCTTCGCTTCCACAGCATGTTAACGGACGCGATAAGTGCCGACACTACGGCCCCGATGGCGATTTGGTAAAGCATGTCCGGTGTCATCGGGTGCATTTTTACGCTCTTAGCGTGTAAAGTGCAAGAGCAAAAAATCACTTGCGCTTTTTCGGAGATGGGGCAGAATCCGGCACCGCAGAGAACTTGGGGTGGAGCCTGAGCGATCTGGACTTCCTCAGTTCTCTGACGAAAGCCCGGCAAAGTGCTCCACCACTAGCCGGGTTTTTTGTTGTCTGTTACTTGCCCTCTGTCAGTCAAACAGGGCACTCATTCAGGGAAACCTTGAGAGACGCAAATTCGGCACGCGGCGTTTTATATGAAGTGGGCGGCACTCGCTGGGGGCTTATATGTCGGGGCGAGGCAAAACAAATCCGGCAAGCACTCCTTTCTTTCCTTTGCAGTTCTGTGAGGGGAGGGGGAGCATTGCCCTAAGCCCTGAGCAGTTTAATCCTCAATCAGCATCATCCCATGAAAATCATCATTCTATTAACCGTCGTCGCACTATTTGGCACATCTTGTGAACGAGAAAATGTTAAAGCTCCAGAATCAGGCGTTCAAATTGGACCCGGCAATCTTCGCTCGTATGATTTTGATGGGCACAAATTCATCATTTACAACGGATATAAAAATGGCGGCCTTATTCACCACCCCGGCTGCCCATGCAAACCATCCAACCCGTGAGCAGTGGATAGGGAAACAGACAACTTCATCACAATGGAAACACAATTCATCCTGCTAGATCAGCCCGGCTATCGGTTGCCGCCAAAGATTCAAGAAAATGTTCAAGAGTTTTTGAAACTTTCCGAATACACGGCAGAGGATTTTATAATCCTTCGTCATGAAATGATGGTTGAGAATATGCCGATGAATGGATGGGCTTTCATTCATGCCGCAAGAATGATCTGTAATCTGCTCAAAAACACTTCAATTCACAGCATGGACTACATGCCTCTACGCGATGGCATCCGTGAATCCAATATCACTATGGCTGGATTTTTACTCCTGCCTGGAAAGGGAAAGCCGCCAATGTTAAAACAGGGGGAGCGCGAATGTCTATTTTGCAGCACTGTTTACAACGGCGCCCGCTGCCCATCTTGCGGTGCTCCTCATCGCTACAAACTCAACAATACAACACCATGAACCTAGACCTAGACCAACTTGAACGCCTCCTTAGCGAGGCAACGCCGGGGCCGTGGGAGCTAAAAGAAAAGACTTACGGTAAGCGTGGAACATATTTAATTGTTGCGGACTCTAAACAAAACGAGCTTGCCACTGATGAGCCGTGGGAACATTCGATGTTTGATCCTAAAGACACAAGGCTTTTAGTCGCCCTCCGCAACGCCGCCCCCGCGCTGATTGCCAGGGTGAGGGAGTTGGAGGAAGCTCTTGTTTACGTTGGAAACAACCTGCCAAAATAACACTATGAACCCAGACCAATTTATTCCACCTTTCAAATACATTGACGGAGAGAAGGCTAAGGCTTCTTTCCTCAGCATGGTTGAGAGGATAACCGGACAACCCGCCCCAGAGTTTGACAGGCTGAGCAAGATCCGCGTTCATTGCAAAAAGAACTCCACCCGCCGCCGCTACTCCAAACAAGTGAGGACTTTGCCATGACACTCCCACAAATCCACATCAACGGCACGGGCCGCGAAACACTATTCCTTGGCTATCAGAATGCAGAGGACAAGCTGCGCGAGTTTATCACTGCATGGGAATCCATCGAGTTTAACGCACGGGATTATTACCCGATGGGCGAGCATGCTTTCACCGCTGCGCTTGCCACTCGCCAAGAAATGGCATCCAAGATTCGAGACTTGAAGGTCTATCTTGGAGCGCATGTTGAACACGTTTATCACAACGAATGAAGCCCGCCTTTACCCGCTCAGTCCGCGAGGAGATTCTTTCGGCCTTGTATCTCATTGCCGCTATCCTTGCGCACATGGACAAGGAATTGATTATTCAATGGCTGTGTATATTCAAGTTTATTGAATGTGTGGTTATGTCCTTTTGGTTTGCTATAAAGGATGATTAATCTGCACACTATGACACCAATACCCGAAACTCATTGGGTCTGCGCCTGCGTAAAAGGCAAAGGCAAAACGCTCAAGATCAAACTGAACCCCAGAACGGTAAAGAAATGTCGGGTTTACAAATGCGTTCAGAAGTAGTTTTTTTGCCACTCAAACTAAACTTATGAGTGAACTAACATGTTGTATCTTGGCGGAGGCGCGAAGGGAAATTGAAAGCCGCCCAACTTTATGTGAGCTTAAAGGAATCCAAATTAAACGTTGTCCCTTTTGCGCTGGTGAAGACATCACTATTATTGGCAGACGAGAGGATGAATTACACTGGTGTCGCTGCATGAGCTGCCGCGCAGAAGGCCCGCCACGCCCTACCCGCCTAACTGCTCTTGAGATCTGGCAGAAACGCCACAATTAACCTCTACGTGCTTGCCAGCTCCTTGTGGCTAGGCTGCTGCATTTGCACTGGTGACGTTCCAACGAACGGGCAGTTTATGCGGGAGATGCCGGGGAGGTCTAATCCTCCTCGTCTTGCAAGTTCTTCAACACCTTCGCCGCATCTACGGCTATGTGAGTCATCGCAGACATTGCCGCCGCGTTGTCGCTAAACAAGCCTGCAACGGAGAGGATTGTATCAACGTCCTGCATGATTTGCACGGCGTCTTGATCCTCAGTCACAAGATCTTCCAAGGCAGGGATAAACCGCTTGCCGGACGAGAACAAGTTGCCGCCCGTGTCGGTGAAAGCTGTGAATCCTGGAACGCTGGAAAGCGGAGAGGAAAGCATGGCTAGAGTCATGCGCTGAACGCTCCATTTCTTTTCATCGTCGTCTCCCTTGGCATCGCGCCAGAGATTCTTAATTACCTGCACACCCAGGCCACCCACTACAAACGTGAGGAATGCCACCTTAGCGGCGTAGGGATCTGTGACGAGGGACAAAGCCTTGCCCGCTGCGCTCTTTGAGCCTGTGCGATTCGCTCCCTTGTATGCAGCCCATGCCAGCATTGCCAGCTTTTGGCGAGGCTCAGACACAAAAGAATAGATTGCGCGGGTGAGCGGGTGCGTTGCAGTAAGCTCTGCCAGAGAGCGCGTAGAACTGCGGGTAGGCTGTGCTACCGTTTCAGTGTCACGCTCTGCGTTCTGATTGGCAAAGGCGTTAATCTCCGCCTCGTCCGTCATGCCAAGTTTCCGCGCCTGTGCCTTGTGCCAGTCGAGGAGAATTGCATACGTGCCCGCTGTAAAAAGACCGTCAGCACCGTTGATAAGCTGCCCCACTTTTTGAGAGGCATGTTTGATCTGGTTAGGCCTGCCTACCGTGGCGAGGTCTGCCATTGCCTGACGTAGTAGCGGAGTCATCACTTTCATGCGCCGTTGGATGTAAGGCGAATTGATAGCATCTCCCCAGGCAAGGTTTCCACTCATGAGCTTAGACAGCCGCACAAGATATGCGCCCGTTGGCATCTTCACGGAAGCTGCCGCTAGCTGCGTGGACTGAACAAGCAGCACAGACAGACGGCCAAACAAAGCCACTTGCGAAGCTCTGCCAATCATACGCTTTTGAAGCTCCACCGTTTCAAGCCCTGCCGCTGCATCTCGGATACCGCCTTGCGCAAACACGTCCAGATAGCGGCGAAGGGCAAGGGATGCTTGCTCTCCCGCCTTAGCTGATACTGCGTTCTGCACCTCTCGGTTGTTGATAATGCTTTGCATTTCAACGGCTAAGTCATAATAAGCCGCCCAATGCGCGAGCATCTTTTTGTGAGCGATGAACACTTGTAGGGCGTCACGGAAATTAGGTTCTGCCACCGCATTAAAGGAGCGCGAGCGAAGAAACCCAGGCGTGAGGATTGAGGAGGTGGTAGAGGAACCTGTGAGAGGGTCCACCATCTCGCCCGCTTTGGCCTGCTGTGGAGCCACTACGATAGGCGAATAAAACTGGTGTTTCGGCAGACTCACGCCATGCCGCTGCTTGTAAAGCTCGTTCAGAGATTCATACTCGGCATCGTATTCGTTGCGAAGGAAAGAAAGCAAGGCCCGCCCGTTCTCGTCTAAACCAGCGTTCAGGGTGTCCACAAACGCTTGGTTATAATGCCAAGTGCCGGAAGGCTTGCCGCTCTCATCCATGCGGCCCATCATGTGGCGCTTCCCGTCCTCTTGTTGCCACATCAAAATTGCCGTGATGGCTTCAAGCTGCGAGAACTCGCCCGCCTGTTCGGTGGTCTGGATTGTTGGGAGAGACATGTCATAACGCAGCGTTTCACCTTTTTGGATGCCTCCCGCCTGCGTGGTGAAGAACTGGCTTACACGGTCGTCTAGCTCCTGCATCGCGTCCTCACGCTGATTGTCTGCGGACCGCTCCTTATCCTGGAAATACTTGCTGATTTTAGAGTTTTCCCCAAAAGCAAAGTTCATGATTTCTTGAAAGCTGGAAAGGTTAAGCAGCACTTTAAGCGACTTGCCAGCGATGGTTTCGCCTTGCTTCCGCATCGCTACACGCTCGCCCCTCACACCAGTCTTGCCCGTGTCTTTGACAAGATCCTCGCGCATCTCTCTGCGCTCTGCCCGCTTCATCAGTTCGGCTAGCTTCCACTTAGCCCAGCCTTTCTCCGCCACTTCACGGACGGCATCGTAGGCCGCGCTCATGCGTTCAGCGTCAGCGTTCTTCCAATCGCCCGTTAGTTGCAGGATGTCGCGGAGCCTTTCAGCATCAACCTGCTGTTCATCGGTGGCGTCTGGATTGGATGCCACGGCCTCAGCTTTGGCAATCTCAGCTTGTAGCGCAATCGGGTCTAAAGCCATCGCCGCCTCAGCAGCATCCATTAGGATTTGCTCATCAGGCGCAAGTTTGCCTTTCGGTTTCTGGCCTGTCTCGCGTGTAGGGCGGTAGCGGTCAAAAAGCTTTTCAATGCTGGCCGTGAACTCTTTACGGAGCCATTTCTCCAGCATCGTGTCTGCTCGTTCAATTAGCGTTTCAATGGCAGGCAACCGCGCCTCATTAGTTTTGAGTGAAGCAATCTTGAGCGAGCCGCCCGCAAGCAGTTTGCCGCGAATCTCAGTGGGCAGCACGGAGGCGGCAGCGTTCAGGGCACGGAGCCATCCTAGCAGGCGATCCTGTGAGATTTCCGCCTTAGCCTGCGCTTCCGTGACAGGTTTCTCTAACTGAGCCTTCACCCAATCAGGCGTCTTGTCCGTGACTTTGGCCAGCTTCTTTTGACGGTCTGCCTCCATCTCGTCGAGCTTGCGTTTAATCATTCCAGGCTTTGCCGTTTCTTCGAGATATTCCCGCGCCACCTTCGCAACCCGCTCCTTTGCAATCAGGCCCAGCTTCCGCCGCTGCTCTGGATTCTTTTGGAAGGGGTCGAACATTGCAGCTAGGCGTTGTTCTAGGGATTGGTCACCTTTGGAAAGAGAGAAGTTGATACTGTCAGACGCCTCGTTAAACCGCTGGCTCAACGGGATGATGTTGCCAGACGCGTCACGGGTTACTGGATCGGCTGATTTGATTTGTGCGGGATTTGTAGCTACATACACCGTTGAAGCCTCTTGAGAGGCCCCTCGGATTGTTGGTGAATCGTAGGCTTCCGGTCTAACTTCCACGTCGTCACGCAAAAATACATGATATAAACCACCATCGCCAGATAACTCGTCCCTGACCCGCTTATAGTCATTTGCTATTATTTTTGAGCTTGTGAAAAAAGTTCCAACTTCCCTTCCTGACCTTCCGGTGCTTTTAGTGTTAAAGACACTTATTGATTTTCCGGTATATGGATTTTCCCCAGCTCCTCCATGCCAAGCTTCAAAGATGTAGCCAGCCGCCTTAGCCGCATCGTCCACCATCTTCTGAGCTTTCGCCGTGTCGCCAGATTCCACGGCGGCGAGGTATTCAGTATCTTGCGCGGGAGTGGTTTTGCTCATGCTAAACCCGGCCTCCTGCGCCATGTCTTGCGCCTCTTTCAACACGCCCGCCTCGAACTGGTCTTGAGTGTCGAGGCCTACAGACTGCCGCACAAGGCGTTCAAGATCCGTGTCTAGGCCTTCCCCCTCTCTTACAGCCTGCACCATCGCAGCACGTTGGTATATCGTGCCCAGCTTATCGCCCAGCACTTTTAGCCATTTGAAAATCTCGGTGTTAGCCAAGGCAGCGCGGAGCGTGCGGAGAAAGCGCGGGAGGTTCTTGTTCTTTATGCGCCAGTTCTGGCTTGTCTGCCCTCCTTCCACTGCATTGATGTAGTAGGACTTGGCAAGGTGAGAAAATGCTTCGATCAAGTCACCGTCGCCAATCTGTGAATCATCCTTTGTGCGGAAGAGTAAAGACGGCTCCATACCTGCCGCCACCTCTGCCCGCTGGATTGCAGCCTCAGCTCGGCGGAGAGATGCAAGCATAGTTGTTCTGTTGCCGCCGTTGTTGAAGTGGCGCTTGAATCCTACCTCGGCAATCTCTTCGATGAGGTCGGTGAAGTTGGCTCCCTGGAACAGGCGAATCACGCCGCGGCTAACGCTGTCGCGGTGATCGATCTGGTTCATGCCTAGGATCGTATAAACGGCGTCTGTGTCGCCCTCGGCTTTCGCCTCATTCTCGGCAGTGCGGAAGGTCTGGTCTTCGAGTTTGCCTTCATCTAGCGCGGCGAGTTGTTTCTTGCGAGCTTCCACAGCCTGAGTAGACACAAGGCCAGCCTCTACCGCTGCCTCTGGCGTCATCTTTTCGGGGGAGAAAATAAAAGCGTTCTCTTGGCCTTCTTTCAAGGCGCGGTCTGCCTGTGAGATGATGTCACGATAAGCAGCATGAACACGAAGATCCCTTGCCTTGGCATCAGCCCAGCGGGCAGCATTGGCGGAATCGAAGTTGTCAAACTCAATGGGTGCGGAGTTGTCAGGATTGATGACTTGCCATTTCCCGCCTGCAATCGGCCTCACGGATGCGATCTGCCCATTAGCCTCCATTGCCGCCACGGCTTTCCCTTGCATCTCTGAGCGCATCCTAAACGCCTCAGCGGCGATCTTACGTTCCTCTGGGCTGGCTGTGTCGGCAGCTTGGCGCATCTGCGTTTCGGCCCCGCGTAAATCTCCAGACTTTACTTTAGCCTGGATCTCAAGAGCGGCTTCGCGGCTGTATCCAGACATCACAAGCGCATCTTTATCCTTCGCAAGAAGAACGCCGTTTGAATAGTCCCCCATCGAACCCACGCCTGCGCCAATAAGCACAAGAGGTAAAGCCGTGGTAAAAACGTCCAACTGCATGTCTTTGAACTCTTTAAAACGAGCGGTCCAATCAACCCCGTTCACGTCTTGAGACAACGCAGCCGCCGCCTCCTGAATGATTAGAGGCGTGGCTTTCTGAATGCTCTCCTCTAGCATTTCCGTGCCAGTTCCTACGGCTGTGCGAGCGGTGAACCGGGCAGCAAGCCCTCCACTAGTCAGTAGAGGTGAAGAAAGAAAACGCTCAAAGACTGGGAGCTTCCCAAAGAGAAGCTTGCTTGTGAAGATTTCCGCAGCGGCCTGGATGGGCGCGGAGATGTTGGCGATCATCTCGGCATCACTGCGGGCCATGCCAGGGTTTTCCTGCATACTTTGAGCAATGCCTTCCTGTCGGAACTGGCCGATAACAAGAGCTTGCCCAGCGTAGGGGACAAGTGCGGCAACGGTCATGGGGAGAGACTGCGCGGCCCCACCAAGATTCATTCCGAGCAGCTTTACATCAGCTAGAGGCGTGAGGCCCTGGCTGATCTCGCGGAGTTGAATGCGGAGTTGTTCGTATTCCTCCTGGCGATCTGGCGCGGCGGCCTGCGCTTCACCTTCCACGGGAATTTGCATCTCCTGCCCTGTGCCTCCAAGGATGCTATCAATCAAGGCCACGCCTGCATCTGCTGCCATGTTTGCAATCCCTGTGCCGCCCTCAACAAGCAAGCCCTCTAAACCACGCTCAAAGAAGCGGCTAGTGCGTTGTAGTGCATTAAGCTCCTCTCCCTCAGAGGGAGCTTTAGAAGCTAAGGCCATCATGACAAGCGGACGTTTATCGGCAGGCACGTCGAGAAGAATATCAATCGCCTCCTTCATCGCCACTTGTCCCTTTAGCTGCTCAGGCATCACCGCGCCGTATTGAGCTTCTAAAGCTTCGGGGCGTGCTGCTGCGGATTGAGCGAGCTTCAACCGCTTTTCCATCTCCATCACGTCATCACGGAAGGGCGCGAGTTCCTGCGTCACGCCAGCAAATACGCGGGAGAACTTGTCGAGGTGAACGCTAGAATCTGATTTGTTCCAGGCTGTGGACTTCTTAACGGCAGCGGATGATTCTTCCCACGCCTTGAGCGGCGAGAGGTCTTTCATTGCAGACTCGATAGCTTTTTGGCTTAGTTCATCATCGAGCCTATAATCCTCGCCCACTCGGTTAAAGAAAGTCTCGTCGTCTGCATAATCCATGCCGAACACGTCTTTTGCATAGACGCTTTTCATCGCCTCATAATTCGGCCCAACGTCTTGAATAGGCCTCTTAAATTTGCTGGCTAAGAAACGCTCATTCACCACGCGCAGAGACTCTTTGCGTGGGTCCGGTGATTTTTGGAGCGCGTTGTCTAGTTGCAGCTTCCGCTCTGGGTCCAGGCCAAAATTAACCGGGTCCAGGAACGTGCGCTTAAACTCCGCATCCTGTTCCTGTTCACGCTGGATCAACTGGTTTTTATACAGGTCCAAGCGCCGCATCATCTCCGGCTGCTGCTCAGGTTTTGCAGTCTTGTAACTGCCCATGAGCGTTGCGGCTTCTGCGTCTGTGACGAATGGATCGTTTGGCATTATCGTGGCAAGTTTTCCCGTTGAAATTTCTCGATTTCTTCGGGTGTAAATTGTAGCTGGGCAGGGCTTGGATAAAGCGGATTCCGCTCAGTGTCAAAAATAGAGCGGACAGAATCTAAGCGAGGCCGCTGCATTTGCTGGTCATACCAATCAGACACTTCAAAAGGCGACTTTCCATCAGAGATCATCTTTTCCATCTGAGCTTTGATTGTGGCGACTTTCTGCGAGGCTGCACGCTTCTTGGTTAAGTCCTCTACGGTCACCACTTTCTTGTCCTCAGCAGTCTTGATTTTAAGGCGATCTTTCTCGGAAAGCTGAATATCCGTAAACTCATCGGCACTGATTAGGTTATTAACGGTCTTAAGTTGAGCGCGTCCCGTGCCGTCTGTAATTTCAATCTTCTCGCCAGTTAGACGGAAGTTTCCAAACAAGCCGTCTTCTAAATCTTTATCAACCTGCTGAAATAGATCAGCGGTGACTTTCGGCGTTTTATCCGTGGAAGTCATGCGATTATCTAACCGCTCAAGAAGCATCTTCTGCTCCTCGGGGGCGAACATCTTTAAATAACGTTGCGTGCTGGCCACTTCCGGCCCGTCTGTGAGGTCCGTAGCTTCAATGCGCGTGATTGCCTTCTGATACTCGCCAGGGTCCGTGATAGGCCCCTCTTTAAGCATCTGGTCAATCTGCGCTTTGTAGGTTGGGGGAAGCTTGGAATAGAGGGCCAGGTTTTCCGGCTTCTCCAGATCTTTTATGCTGCGGATGTCGCGGCCTACAATCTTCTCTTGAAGTTGGCTCGCCATGTCATTGTGCATAACCTTCGTCATACGCTGCCCTTCTTGGATCAACTGCACGCGCTGGGCCTGTCCGATTTCGGGATAATACTTGTAACTTCCATCCTCGTTGCGAGCGTCTAAGCGCATCACTTCGCCAGGAGGATCTTCTGCAAGATCGTTCATCACCTGATTCTGCACGGTGGCAGACTTGGCTTTTTCGGTGAAGTCAAAGCGAAGGCTTTTAACTTCCTCAGCTGTGTAATGCTTTGTCACCTCTGGATCGTCGAGCATGAGATTCACGCCCTCTGTGTCTCCAGTATTGGCGAGGTTATCAAGAGCCAGTTTAGTCTGCTCTTTGTAATTACCGATTGCGGCCTGCTGATATGTGAACTTTTTAGCCTCCACTTCTTCTGGTAGCATTCCACCTGCAAGAGCGATCTGGCTTGCTTGTTCCACACCGGGAAGATTAGCGGCCTGTGCTTCACGCTGAAACATGGTGTCCACGCTAAGGGATAGCCTACGCTTCGCCTGCGAGGTGGCTTGCTCCTGGATGCTGAGGCTTTGACCTTGGGAGAATCGCCCGAACGTCTCAGCTAGAGCCATCTTGGCATCGGGAGAAAGGCGAGCTTTCTTCAATACGTCGGTTTCAAATTGAGTGACACGCTTATTCCACGCATCGCCCCATTGTTCCTGGTCATTCACCTCGCTTTGGAATTTCATCTGATCCGCAGTGAGTTGGCGCATCTTGCCCTCTAGCTCGATCATCGTGTTTGCATCGTTCGCCTTCTGTCGCTGCTGAACGAACTTCACGCCCATCTCGCCCACGTTCTGCAATGCCTGCCCCCATGCAGCCGCACCGCCCCCGGCTTGTAGCTGGGCCGTCTGCGCTACCTGGATGCCAGTATCTACAAGCTGGGCCTGTCCTGCGTTAATGAGTGGAATTTGAGCCATAAGGTTAGGTCGCAAAAGAAACGCCAGACATGCCAGTGTTAGCGAGGCCAGAAACGAGAGACGCCCCTGCCTGCGAGCGGAGATTAGAAGCCGTGCTAGATGCCTCCTGCAATAGCGTGCCGCGCCGAGTCTTTAGCTGCCAGTCTGTGAGAGAGCCTTGTGAAGCCAAGTCGCCCCGTCGCTGCTGTTGGGCGGTAAGAGTGTCAGCCATGATAGCAAGGGGCGTGCCAGTGGTGGCTGTAACGCCGGAAGATGCCAAGGCAGAGAACTGCGTGGCTCGCTCCCTGCGCTCCTGCACGGATAAACGCCGCATGTTCTCGGCGGTCTCGGCGGCTTTACGCTTCTGCTCCATTGCGATAGCATCGCCTTGGGCCTCTGCGTTTAGCTCGGTCTGCTTGGCTTGCTGCCGCTGTGAGTTAGATGACAGCACCGCCCCGGCTGCGGATGCGGCAAGGGAGGCGTAGAGGGCAATGTAGCCCGCAGTAGTTAGGCCCTCAATGACTGCCAGAGGCATCATCGGCAGGTGGAGAATCAGGTTTGATAACATGGCGAATGGAGATTGTGGATTGACGGTTTACTTCCCAGCCTGAACGTTCAGCTTCATTGCCTATTCTTTCGCCTATAAAGGCACGAATCAGGCAGTAATTCAAGCCTCCTTTATCGTTCAGGTTCTTTACCCATTGGATAACGCAGGCCGACATCTCTTCCCACGCCTCCCGAACTTGGGCAATTCGCAGGCCAGGAGCAGAGATTAGGTGGTCTAGCTGAATCACTGGAACGTCGAGAATCATATATGCCCAGATAGCCAGGATAGGCTTGCCGTCGTCCTCAGCCAGGAAGCCATAAGGAGACAGAAGCGGCTCCAAGATTTCCACACTGTGAGCTTTTGCCCATTCGTGAATCATTGGCAGGTCTTCGGCTATTACTTGGCGGACTAGGATCATTCTTCTTGAATCTCCACTTTAAGCAGCATGGAAAGGATGTTGAACGGCACAATCTCATCAGACTGCACGATCATTTGCAGCGATTTCCTCCAGTCAGAATTAATGACAATCGTGTCAGTTTTCCCAGTGAATAAACTCAGATCTATCGCTTTATCATTTTTAGAATTGTATTCAACATTTGTTAAATAGTTTCCATCTTGCGGGATAGCATATCCAATCTGCCCGCGATTAGCCTTCCAAAGCTCAAGCTCTGCGCGATTGACTCGGAAGGGGCGGGCAAAAGATGATCCAGTCTGTAAAGGCAGGTGTAGGTCCATCGTTTGTAATTTTGCGGTGTAAGCAATACCTAACCAACCATTCACGTTGGTGAGAACACCAGGGAATGACACCACACCCCCCGAAAAGGACACGGCTGAAATAGGCGTGCCCACTGGAACGAATTGGAGAAGCTCTGGCTGACTTTCAAACAATGGAGACAAGTAATCAAAGCCCGAAAACTCGGTCACGTCGTCAACAGCATTATAAACACCGCTCCCATATTTAGAAAAATCAGCAAAACAAAGTTGCGGGCGACTAAAGCTATTTGCATCAGAAGGCCCCATAAAAGCCTGGAAGGTGGTGGGATTAAGCCTGCAAAGGTATGCGCCTGCGACTGCGCTTAAGCCGCCTAACCAAACCTCATCACCAGTTTCACTTGTGCCGTAAATAACGGTCACTGTTTCAGGAGTGGCTAGCGTTTCATGGCGCGCCCATGCTGTGACGGCCTGCTCACGGTTATAGCTAAAGCTATAAAGATACCGCCCATCGACAAGCCAAAGTATCGGCTCGGGCGCGTTCTGAAAGGCTAGTTGCTGAACATTGCCCGCAAGCATGTGCTCTGCCAGCACGCTCAAATCAGGCGCATCAAAGCCGTCTTTCTGGAAGTTGTAAGCGAACTCACGGAGTTTGTTTCCTCCGCGCTGAATCCAAAGCAAGGCGTCACCTGTTAGCTGTGGAGCTACGCCGTTAGATCCAAAGCGAGTGCGGCGACGAGCGCGAATGTTGGTCGGAGTGAGAGCGGAATCTACCTCGCCGCTGTCAATAGTCCATTCGTCGCCAGTGGTGGAGATGACAAGAGCGCGGTTGAAACTCGCCATCCACTGAATTGAATTGGACTCAATGGCCGCAAGCGTGAGGTCTAGCCCATCCGTGTCGAGGGTGCCTGTGAGGTAGATGTAGAAATCCTCAACGTGAGAGGCCCACATGCGGGCAGGGTTAGTCAGCGTTCCTCCCCACCACAAGCGGGAATCGTGGAAGGCTACGGCACGCGGGAAGCCGCTGCTCTCAGTGAAGGCAGGCTTGCGGAAAAGAGAAGTAGAAGCACCGATGGCCAGCGATGGCGGCAACTGGTCGCCGGGCATGATGTAGTAGCCAAGCACCTTTGTTGGCTCCTCGTATGAGGTGATTTTGAACGGCAGTTTCAAGACTGAAATACTTGCCTCAATCTTGATCTTGCTAAGAGCGACTGGCGTGGCCGTGGCCGTGGCTTTGATGCGATACCACGCGCCCACTGATGGAGCCTCGCCGGAATAGCTAATATTGCCATCCTTTTTGTTAAGCTGCGTGAACTGCTTTACCGTGTTCCATACCACGCCGTCTAAAGATTCCTCAACGCTGATCGTTCCCAACATTGCATCATCGGTGTTCCAAGAGGATGTAACGTTGTAAGCACCCTGGATGAAAAGCGGGTTGTTTGCGGTGGTGTTTGTTAGGCCGATGTTAGGCGTGGTGATCTGCTCAAAGATGCCGCCCGTGCCCACTTCAAGAATCCAAATCTTGCCCACGTCCTCAGTTGAGAAAAGCTCATCTGTGGCATACAAGGCAAAGGAAAGGCCGGAAAGATCAGTGTCTGCGGAGGATACGCGCCACACTCTCACCCAGCTTTTAGACACACCCGGCTGATTGCCATCCTCAAACGAGCCACCGGGGCGAACGGGCTTCCCTGGTAAAACGGATTTGTGAGCACGAATGCACTCATAGATAGCCTTGCCTGAACGCACTTTTGCGCCCTGCACATAAGACACATTCCCAGCCCAAGAGGCGATCTTGATTGAAGATGTTCCCTCGTTCCAAAATGCGGTCCAGTTGCTTCCATGTCCCGGCTCATCGTTAGAGGTGGTGCCTGGGTTATATGCAGTGTGGCATGTGAAAACTTGCCCGTTATATGGGTTGGCTGTCCCGCTCACATCTACGGCAGTCACACGGTCCCCTACCACGTAGCCCGTTGCTGAGATAAGCGTCCAGTAGGTTGTCCACGTTGCGCCTACTCCAGGCTCATTCCCGCCTGCTCCAGCCGCGCTAGCTGTGTGGCCCAGGATACACTCATAGATGCGCCCTAAAACGCCTGCGTTTGTGCCGTGGACACGGTCCCCGGCTGCATAAACTCCAGTCGTCGCAACCCACGGTAGGCCGAACTGAGGAATACCTTCAAACTGCACCTGCACGCTTGTGCGATCTTCGTTTAGATCCAGGGAAGGAGCGAACTGGAAAGGCACATCCTCAAACGTCCATTGCGTTTCTGCCAAGCGGCTTAAACGCTTTGGGTAATGGTTGGGATGCGCAATGAAAAGAACGTCGTTTAACTGCGTGAATTGAATATCAAATAGTTCCGCCGCCTCGTATTCGGTCGCTACCTCAAAGATGAAATCAGAGCCGGAAGACAGGGTTAGGAAGTGCCAGTTTGCGGAATCGGCAGCAAAGGTGGTGGATGGATAGTGCTTTGTTTTGCACCAATAAAGGGAGCCGCCATCCTCCACTAAATCGCCCACTTCATAATCAGGAATCTCGGTCCAATAAAGATCCGAGTCGGCCCCTACTCCAGGCTCGCTAGATGCGCCGGACGTGTGCGCTTGAATGCAGCGGAAGACAATAGACTTATTTGTTCGCTGATTGCCCACCACATACCCAGTTGCCGTCACCCATGCGCCACCGCTTAGACTGCCTGCCCACGCGTCCACATCGCCGCTATTCACAAGCAAAGGTGCGGGAGTGTTGCCACCAATCCAAAAGCGAATATAACCCTCTCCAATCTCTAGGACGTAGTTGGTTTCAGTGCTGCGCTTGAATCCGTGAAGGCGGTGGCCATCGTTATTCTTCGCCTGTCCGACAAACTCTAATCCAGGCCGCTTGAATGCACCACCTTGCACGCGCGGCAAGAAGTTCTCCATAACAGAGACCCCGCTTTGATACACCTCAGAGGAGACGCGGGAAGCCATGAGAGGCGACAACTCGCCCCCGTTGAAAGACTCTTTAAGCAAGTGAGCGGTGGCCATAATTAGACGGCAGAATAAGGGAAGCGGAACCCACGTCGAGCGCGAACTGCGGGAGAATCGTAATCAGGATCTAGGACGCGCCCTTTACCCTGCCTTGCATCGCGGCCCATGGCTTTCGAGAGAAAAACCTTTTCGTAATACTCCCGCATCTGCAAAGCCTGCCCAGCGGGTCCGGTGAGGTCTTGGGCGATGTAGGAGGCAAGCAGGAATGCAAAGGCGTTGGTAAAGGTCTGAGGCCAGTTTGTTGTGGTCTCCTCGCGGAAAGTGTAAGTCATCTCTAGCGTGTCTTCGTCCATCAGGATTAGACCGCCTTCGATAGAGTAGGGAAGCGAATCCTCTTCGTTGCCATCCAATCCATTCACCTTGCGGACAGAAATGAAATCAGAGGGAAGCGTGAACTGGCGACTGAATCCGAAAACAGGAATCTTCACGAACTTGCCCGTGGAAGGCGTGTAAGTGCCAGAAAATACGGAACCATCTAGCGTGAAGGTGTTGTCATTGATGCGCGTCACGATCCATTGGCCATTCGCGTTAATCACGCCTTCCACCTCTTGAACGGACACACGGTTGCCAGTGATAAGCCCGTGGCCTGTGTAGGTGATGAGAATCAAGCCGCTGCTATCGCTTACGCCAGAAGCTCCGAGGCTCAAGTAGGGCGTCACGGCACGATAACGCTTCATCGCGAAGTTCCAGGGATGCGCGCCTAGACATTCATCACGGGCTGGATCAAACCACTTGCGGCAGCTTATCGCCTGCTGGCTTGTGTCGGAATCCAACGCGGTTAGCGGCCTTCCCCCGATATGGGAAATAGCAAGATTGGCGATTTCAGTTTCAGTCATGGCTTGTAAAAAGAATGCCCCTGGTAGTCATCACTCTACCAGGGGCAAGGGTTGTTTGCAACCTCAACAGGGGCCAACACTTAGCCCAAGGTGTATGCGATGTGGAACGTCAGCACGCTTTCGGTGGTGATCGTCTCAGTCGCGACAGTGGCATAAACAAGCGTCTCATCGGTGAGCTTGTCAGGGGTGAGAGCCTGGGCGCAAAGATTCGTGTCAAAACGAACCGGGGCGGCGGCAGCACTTGCGCCGATGTCAATGCCGTCAGCGTAGGCATCAGGATTGCTGGCGATGCCGATGTCCAGAGTGCAAGCACCCGGATCAACGGAGGGCTGAACCGTGCAGAGGCTTGGAATGACGCGAGCGCCAATCGGCAGATAGCAGATATTCAGCAACTCGGCAGCGGATGCCGTGGAGGGCATCGTCACCTTGGCGTGAATGTAACGAACGTCGCCGCCGTAGTCGCGGAGGTTAGGAGCGGCGGCCAGATTGGAGATAGCGGCAAGCTGGGCAGTGTAGAGAGCGGAGGAATAGTCAGCCATAATCGTAGAGTCTTAGCGGTTAAAGAAAGGGTGAAGAGAGGCGGCTTTTACACCGCCCCTCTAAGTTGGGTTATGCTGGGGACTGGTCGCAAAGGATGCGGACAATCTTCTTGTCTTCCGTGCGGACGGCACCGCAGCGATAGACCATGCGAAGCTGCTTGGAGTGCCGCTTAGTTGGCAGGATGTCCACGTGAGCCTCGCGGCCCCCGTCAACAAACTTGATACCTTCGCGATGGTAGGCGAATGCGGAGCGAACGTCCGTGCCAGCGTTGAGAGGCAGGCCCTCGTAGCGCAGGAAGGTGAAGCCAGCGAACTTGTTAATTACGCCGTCCACAAGGCCCTTGACCTGCATGTAGTCACCGGAAGTGATCTTATCCACCAGGAGCATGTCTTGCAGCTGCTGCGCGGAGGTCACGAAGTAACGGCCATCATCAGGAACCTCGTTGGTGTCCATGATGTATTTGGCGCGGAGGATCTTCGCGAGAGTCAGGCCAGAGTTTGCGGGCGTGCCAGAAGGAACGTAGTTGACGGCAACTTCCTGGGTGGAAGCACCGTTGAACGCTTCGGACTCGTTGCCGAGTTCACCGATGATTCGCGTGCCGTCGAATGCCTGGGTAATCACCGCGTCTTGAGTGCGGTTAGAGGCATACACAGCGGAGCGCATTTCATCGGAGTCAGGCAGGGCAATCTTGCCAAGGTTAATCTGATCGTGTTCGCCCCAAACTTTGACGAACTCGAAAGCGCGGCGAAACACCCAATACTTGAGACCCGTGCTGTCGCCGTCAGGAGTGTCACCTTTACGAGTGGTAATTTCCGTCATGGTGCCAACGTCAAGTTGGTTATACCACTTGCGAGCACCGTCAATGGTGTCACGCATAACGGAGGCCCCGAGGCGGGAGTCCATCTGTTGGGAAAGGTGTTCCCAATTAGTAGCGAAGTCGGTCGTGAAATACTGCGGGATTTGAAGAGAAGCCATAAAAATGGATGTAGTGAGAGAATTGCTGGCAAGTGTTCTAGAGTCGTTAGAACTGCCGGGTGATCCCATCTCACGGGTATCTTCAATGCGAAGGCCGTTTGTGCGGGTGACTTCGCGGGTGTCCCTATTGGGGCCGCTATGACTCGCCGCCATTTAATGCGACGAATCTCAGTATGTCAAAACAAAAACACGCTGAGAACGTAAAAAGTCCTCAGCGTGTCTTGAGCGTGTGGCTATTAACCTCGATTTCCGCGCAATGCGTTGATGTGCTCTAAGGCCGCCTGTTGATGCTGTGGGCCCATCTTGTTGTGATAGGCAGCGTGCCAAGGGTTAGCCGGGTTAGTCATCACGTCCCGAACTGCATCCTCTCCGCGAAGGCTTGTAGATGGGCCGCTTGGATCAATTAAACGATCCTCCTTAAATGCAGAGGAGAAATTAAGCAGGAGCTTGAGCAGCTTCGGGTTATTGCCAATCTCAGGGTCTAGCGGGTCGCCCCCGCCTTTAGCTACAAGCCCTTTTACCGTCTCGATGTTCTGCTTGTAGTTGTCGCCCCATTCGCCCTTAAGCTGTGCTTCTGCTTTCGTGCGACTCTCAGCAATGATACCTTGCCCGGCCTGGATCATGGTCTGCTTTTGAGCCAAGTCATACTCGGCCAGTTTGCTCGCTTGATAAGGCGTGAGGTTGAGTTCATGCGCTACCTTGGCGAAGTTCTTTACCGTAGCCTCATCCCATTGCATTCCCTCGGGCAGGTTTGCGGGCTTCTCGAACTTGTAGCCATCGGGAGATTCAGGCGCTCCAATGGTCTTTTTCCATGCGGCGATCTCTTCCGGCTTGGCATCAGGCAGCGGCGGCTTCACCTCCTTCTGTCGTCCAAGCATCTGTGCTTTGTTCCAGTGGCCTAGAAGCAACTGCTCGGGATCGGCATACTTGCCAAGCTCGTTCTTTGCAGGCTTGAGCGCATCAGGCAAAGAATCGGCCCAGTTCTGCTTAAATTTGCCGTCCTCGCCAATGACTGAGCGGAAGTCGAACTTGCTGGCCGCGCCTTCGTCTTGCTGTCCATCGGTGGACGTGGATGCCTGCTGCTGCGTGTTCTGCTGCGATTGCCCACCGGATGAGAGCAGAGTGTCGCCGCCGCCGCCGTTAGATGTGCCTACGTCGCTTTCGCCTTCTCGGAGTGTTGGATACTGTTTCATGAGGTTGCGTGATGATTAAGATTCGTAGAACTCGCCAGGGAGTCGGTTGCTTTGTTTTGGTGCTGGATCGAGTGAGTATTTGCGCCCGCCGTATTGGATCTCAAACTCCTCTGGCGTGGCGTGCTGTTTAAACCAACGGATGAACGCAGGTGTCTTGTCGCCTTCTGAACCCATCGGCGGCGGCTGGGGAATCTCGCCAGCTTGGGCCTTTGTAAGCATTCGCTCAAGGGCAGGGCGCGGTTTGCGTCCAGGCTGCACGATGTCATCGGTTTTAACGATGGCGGCGGGTGAGGCAATGGCGACAACGCCAGGAGAGGGAGTGGTGACGGTAAGTCCGAATTTAGCAGCCTCAGCTTTCAACTCTTCAATAGAGAGAGGGTTGATTGCCACATCTACGGTGTCGGTCTGCTCCTCTTGAGTGAGCATTGCGCGCGCGGTTTGTAGTTTCTCAACGGTGAGATTGTTTTTCTTTGCCACGAATTGAAGCTCAGGCTTACCCGCTTCTTTGCGGATCTGCCCCTTTACCACTCCGCCAACAGGCGCGTGATGTATCATGGTATTGCCGTCAATGCGGCCTAGTTCTTCGCCGTCCTTTAAGACGACGCCTTCAGGTGTGATGCTAATCATAGTGTTGTTAGTCGGATTTGTTGGCCTTGAGGATCTGCTTGTGAATGTGGGCAATCACTTGGCGGTGTCCATCTCGGCAGGCTGCCGCGTGTGGATTGAATCCCTCAGACGCTAGGAATGAAGGCGAGAACGGGTTGAATTCAATCTGAATATCCTTCTCAAAAATAAGCTGGAACTCAGGAGAAGCCGCCATCTTTTGCCAAGCGTGTTTTAACCGCCGCTTGCGCTCGGTGGCATCGGCTTCCCGCTGTTTCTGTTTCTCTTCGGGACTCATAGCTTTTTAGTGAGCAGTTGCGCCACGGTGTTAGTGAATCGTTTAAAGTAGGTCGTGGCTAGTTCCAGGGCGCATTCTTCATCGGCGTCAGAGGGCAACGCGACAAGATCCCTAAAGGTGCGGCCTTTGAACTTGAGCACGAATTGAAACCGAATAACGCCTTGCTTGAAAGCGTTCAAGACCTGCCCTCTCACAAGGGCAAGTTTGGAGTGTTCATCCAGATTGATGACACAGTGATTTTGTTTGAATTTTGACATGGTGTGATGATTACCCGCCGATAAGCTCTTTAGCTTGCTGAACTCCGCCCACATTCTTAACCGCTTGGCTTCCTGCTTGCAAGGCTTCCATTTGCATCTGAGCTTGTTGAGCTTCGGCGCGTTGGTCGCGAATAGCCTTAACCTGATCTTCCGCTAGAATCCATTCAACAGGCATTCCATTATTGCGCGCGCGGTCGCGGGTGATGAGGTCAAAGTTGTAGTTGTCCAGCACATCAGGCCGGAACTGTGCAAGCATCATATCGCCTTCCATCTGCCGTTCAAAACCGATGTTGCGAAGCTGCTTGATAGCCAGGGCAAGGCGCGAACTATATGCCACGCCTGGGTCTGGAATGGTCGCAATGCCGTTCTCTAGCTTTGCGATGGCTTCGGGTGGTGGCTCGGGAAGCAATCCATTCTCAGCCGCAAGGTTAAAGAGACGCCTCAAGAGCGGCGTCAGTTTCTCGGTGATGAGACGGGAGAAAGCGGGAGAGATGAGCGTGATCTTCTCGCTTGCTCGCTCTGCCACTTCGCGGGCTGTCATCTGACGGTCAAGCCCTTGGAACATCATAAACATGTCCTTGTGGAACTTGGCGTTGATGGCCTCCTGCCGCATCTTGATGCGATCCTCGCCAACAGGATAATTACCCTGGGCCTGCAAGACTTCCGGCTTGATATAGTCCGGCTCTACGTAGGTAATACCACCTGGGGAAAGAACGATCTCGCCTTCAAGCCTGGAATCAGCGATGAGAGCGGGCTTGATAGCCTTCTCAGCCGCGCAGTCCTGAATCATCTGCATGTGATTCACCTGCCGAACATCAGGCAATGCAGCGAATCCAGGGCCGTATCCGTAAGGCGATTTATTCCCAAGGGCAGACCACTTCAAGTAGCGGCCAGGAGCAAAAGGAAACGTGTCGTAGCCGCCCTCTTGAACAAGGTGTTTGGTTGTCGTCTCGATGTAGCAGGAGGCAAACGCTTTTCCTTTAGACGCAGACCGCCCAAGCGCATCCTTTGGCCGCTCGGACTCAGGGCGCGGGTAAACGGCATGGATGAACGTGAAACGGGTGTCAATCTTCGATGAATCACCAAGGCAATCGCGGAGCTTTTTAGGCAGGTTTTCCTCTCCGAACTTCTCTTTAGCTTGGCGCGCAGATAGCACAATCTCACGAAAGAGCGTGTCAATCTCGCCGTCAGCATTTTCCTCGATGGCAAAGCTTCCCACAGGCAGCGACTCGAAAGAGTAACGCCCGTTCTCCATGCTGGAATAAAGGGCGGAGGTGCCAAACGTGCAATGGTTTAGCAAGTCTTCGTGGTTCTCGGTGTAGAAGTTGGAGTTTGCAAGAAGCTCTTGAACGCGCTGAGAGCAGGCTAGGTGCCATTGCTTTACAGGGTCGGAGTCGCGCAGTTCAAACACAGGCTCGTAGATGAACCAAACTTCATTCGCTGGCGTGGTCCATGACATGAGGCCGCCCGCCATTGTCATAGCCGCATCTTGGGCCGTGGTGTCGAAAAGAAGCGACTCTTTGTTAGAGTTAGGCGTGTAGGTAACGGCAGAGATGCCAGCCTTACGAGGCATCATGAAATCAGCGATCTCTTGCCATTGAGTGCGCCAAATCTGCAAGTCAGTGCTTAACGCGTTCCATCGGTCTAAAATAGACTTGGCTTTCGTGTCACTCTGCGGAACTGGCGGGTTAAGGTTCTCCATTGTAAACAGGCGGGGTGGCTGAACCAAGTTTCGTGCGAGTGCCTAGCATTGGATCGCCAGGAGTGACTAAGAGCGTGTCTTGAATGCCTTTCTTGCGACGGGCAGAGATTTGAGCGTCACCTTCGGTTTGCACATCAGGCCGCACAGGGGCAGTGATTGGTGGCGGTGGATCTGGTTTTTTCGGTGAGCCTCCCATAATTCGGGCATTTTTACGCTTCTGACGTGAAAAGGCAAGCGGAGTTTTTGCGGCGTATCTTCTCGTAGCTCAACCAATGGATGCGCCCGCCATCCTCCCGGCAGAATCCTAGCCACTGTTTATTCGCCACAGGGTCCAGATTAACGAACTCAGCCACGCTCCCGACGGCCAATGTGATGAACCACGCGCTCTGCTCGCCCTGTCCGGTTGAGATGCCATCAAATGCGTCTCCAATACGATAGCCAGGGAGCGCGAGGATAAAGCTGTCAGGCGAGCACCAGACATAGCCGTAGGCCATGTGGTGAGCTAGCTGGGCATCGAAGTCCATCCCAAGGCGCAAGCACTCGTTCAGGGCGCGTTGATAGGCGGTCATGGTTAATATCCTCCTCGAAAGCTAAACGCCGCTTGTTTGCGGTTCTTTGGCCGCTCATCATACATCCGCTCAATCATCGGCGTGGCAATCTTGATCCATCCAAGCTGGAACGCCTCAGCCATATACCTAAGACTATCTGCCGTATGGCTAGACCAGTCATGCACGGGCTGATTGGAGATGATCTTGCCAATCTCCACCTCCTTGGTGTGGTAAGCCTCAAGGGCAGCAAGGCCGATGTCACAATGCGGAGTGCGGAAAGCTAGCGAGGGCATGAGTCCTTTAAGCCCGTTGATGCCCACCCAAATATCAGGCGTGCGTGGTAGCGTGCGAACTCCTGCTAGCCCAGCCGCCTGGATCTCGCTCTGGAACGTCTTGCCTGTCCGGTCTGTCTGACCTGCGTCATGGGGCAGAATATGCGTTCCGAACGGGTAGCCCTTCGCCTTCATGTGGGCAACGCGCTTTGTGAGCGTGTCGAAGTCTAGGCCAATATCCACGTCAATGATGCGGATCTCGCGCCCGACAACCTGGAAATACCAGACGGTTGTATTCGCTGGGCTGCCGAGATCCCAGCTTGTGTGGATAAGGGAATCAGCCAAGGCAAAGGAGGCTACGCGGCCCTCAGCATAAGCGGCCTCGATCAGCTTGGCGTAGATGGCACCAGGGCGGCCAATGTTGAAATCACACTCCATCTCCTGGGCGTAGGAGTCGGGGGAGAGCTTCGCCTTCATCACAGCTAAAGCATCAGGAGACAGAATCCCACTCTCACTAGCCTTGAGCATCAGCGCGTAGGAGTCAAGGTCGCTCTGTGCGTTGCGGAACGCTTTGTGGAACACGTTCTTTCCCTTCGGTGTGCCAATGCGGCAATGCCAGCCACCGTAATCGAGCAAGCAAGGGAGGATGACAAAATCGAACGCCTGCGCAGGAATATCCGCATCCTCATCACTTACCACGCCGTCAAAGTAAAGGCCGCGCATTCGCTCGTAATTCTCGCCGGAATAAAGGCGAATCACTGCCTTGTTCAGAAACACAATCTTCAACTCACTCTCGTTGATAACTGAGCCGGGAATCTTGCTCGCGTAGTCTTTGAGATAAGCCCAAGCGATGTCTTTGGCTTGGTCGCGAGTGGGAGCGATGTAGGCATATCGCAGCGGCGGCCCTGCTCTCTTGTGAGTCAAAGCGCATTTAACGAGCTTCTGAACGACCGCCACAGTCTTCCCGGCCCTTCGATGAGCCACAAGCACCGACCAGCGTTTAGAGCTTTCCAGGAACTCCCTAAACTGCGGGCGCGGCTTAATCGTCACCTGAACTTTCTGCGTTGCCACCGATGATGACTTCCACTTCTAGTTTGTGTTTCTCTGGCGCGTAGTAATCGCAAGCCTTGCCCACCTCAGCTAGCGCGCCTTTAGCGGCTGAAAAGTCTTCGGACTCCTCGGCAAGTCGGGCAATCCTGTGCATAGATTCCAGCCATTTATCCTTCGATAAATCAAACTTCTTGTCCGCTTTAATGGACATCCTTTCCTTTAAACTGGAAATCCTGAGAGCTATCTGAGAATCTCTCGCAAGTTTAGGCCCTGTTGTTTCAGCGGTCGCGGTTGAGCATTTACCACCTGAAACATTCTTTCGATAAGACTCAGCTGCGGACATACCTAAAGCCACGTCTTGAGCAAACGCTTCGTGCTTCAGGTTATCCAGGGCTGATGATGCCATAATCGCTAGCTTTGCGTCACAAAGGCAGTCCGTCAAGAGGCTTTGAATCCTCCAACTCTCGCAACCTACGATTCACCCCGCGAAGTTGCTTCCTCAAGCTCTCGATATAAAGCCGCTGATCCTGCGGCGGTTCAGCAGCAACCAAACCCTCATTGAAAAAGTAAAAAGCAGCCGCTTTAGGGATAAAAGCCGCAAGAGGCGCGTTAACCCAAGCTCGCTGGAATTTGGTGTTGTCGCTCATATTCTGCGTCGAAACTCGATTTTACTCAGTTTATGGAAAATGTGTCAAGATTATTCGGCGGGAGGCGGTGAAATGTTTTTGCGGATAGATTTCAGCAACAACTGATCATATTTATCTTGGCGACACAATGTCATATCCTTAAATCCACCTGCCATTTCGTCAGTATGGGCTTGGTCCCTTGATCCTCCACGAACAATGTCTTGGCGAATCAACGCCTTCACATAACCCGCCCACGAAGGATGCCCCATGAACTTCGCCCGCAGAATCGAAGCCTCTGCAAGGTCGTGCGAGATTTTGAGTGATTTGGCTTTAGATCCCATGTGGAGCCTCCTTTCGAGCTTTGAGCATGGCGCCTGCAAGCTGGTAGGCTCCTTTGGCAAAATCTGGCCAATGCTTCATCGGTTCTGAGGCGAACTCATCAGCAGTGAAATCTTGCCTTGGACTTGCCAGCAATCCGTTCAGCGCGGCCATCGCAAACTTGTCCCTCAGTGACTCCCGTGCTTCTGCCCTCGCCTCATCACGTTCACGCAGGGCTTTATTGAGAGCTTCGCGAGTGATTGGTTCGTGAAGAGTGGGCGCATCCTGCTCAGTGATGGGGACGGAATATTGACGCTTTGGCCAGTCTGCGGATTCTCCTATATTATCAGACGGACCCCATTCATTGCCGAGCGGGCAAACAAGCGTTCCCTCCGGCAAGCATTGCATTTCCTCGTCGGTTGGCTCTCTGTGTGTTGGTGGGCGTGGGGTCATGGCTTTGGATATGGTGTATTGATTGGCACGCGGAAAGTAAGCACTTCGTGAAAATGCGAATTATAGCTGGTTCCAGATGACCAGCTTTTTGATTTGCTGAGATAAACCTGTGCGAAGGCTGGCAAAATAAATGTTTCTTCGTCCCAATCTCCTTCTGTCACAGCGCGATACTCCCCGCCTTCCGTGATTTCCTCAGCAGATAATCCGTGCGGGTTGCATGGTTTCATGCCTGCTGGTAAATTCCATTCGTTAAGTTTGATTTTCTTCATAATATTAGCGCTGGAATAGGGATCATGGGTCGCGAAGGTTTAGAATGTCCATTGTGTAAGTTGCGAGAAAGAAAATCCCGAGAAACAGCAACGAATAATCGTCAACTGGCGCTCTCATAGCTTCCTTGACGTGAAAGGAGGGAAAGGCTCCAGCGAAGAGTCCGGACATCCAAATTAAAAACTTTTTCATGTGGGTTTTATTCTTCTGGGTATAAAATATCAACTAAGTCCTCATCTTCGTCAATTACGTTACCGTCCTCACATCGAAGGTGATCTGGATTATACCAGCAATGGCTAACGGGTGTTTTAAGGCGCGTCCAGCCGCGCTCCTTTAGATGCTTGTCAGCAGAAGCGAGGATCTTTTTACCATCGTAAATGACAGCGGCTAACGCTCCGCAGCAGTCAGTAGAGCCAACATGGTTTCTGAGGTAGCGTCCGCAGCTTTGGCAGTCGCAAAGGTTATTGATTTTAGCCTCCATAGGGTGATTTTGTTGATTGCTCTCTTTTTTGCAGTGAATTTTGTGTGCAAATGCCATAATCATCTCCGCGTTATCGAATGCGCGGCCCTCGTTTGGTTACTTAGAAAGACGATCAATTTCAGCGGCAATAAGAGCGCCTGCTTTGACAAGGTTTTTAACCCGGTCCTCAGAAGGCTTCCACGCCTCCACCTCAAAAGGCCATGCTGGCGGTGGTCTTTTTACGACCTGCCCGCGATCTTGACGCGCTCGCAATTCAAGTAAGTAGCATTCGGCGGCTGTGGACAGCTCGCCCTTGGTATGTTCTGCGTCATGTTCGGCGGTCCAATTAAGCTTTTCAATCTGCCGTTGACGTTCTTCCGCGATGAGTTCGATTCCTGTTTTCATGTTAGTGTTGCTTTTGGTTACTTGGCTTTGGCGAGTTCAGCGTGAATCTTGAAACCATCCCAAGAATAACTTGTAGCATCTGAAATGTAATCGCCGTCGTTATCGCGCAACAATGACGCGGCTGGATACTTGGCTTTTAGAGCCTCCTCAAACCTCTGCCTCTCCTCGGCTTCGGGGTCGGGCGTGGGGAGTTGGATGTCTGCGAAAAAATTAAAACGCTCGCCTGTTGAGTGAATAAAAAACGGCCCACCAAAGCATCCGCTTGCGTGCCTGTAAACAAACATCCGCACGCACCCCTCTGGTGGTTTCTCTGGCATCTCCGCAATGGGCCGCAGCTTGCCAAGAGTGGACTCCGGGCGGTTGGCCAGGAAGTCGGTAAGGGCTGCTTTATTTGCCCCATACTCTCCGCCGCCATAGCCTGCGCGAACTGCACAATACCTATAAACCTCTTCATCAGTAATCTCGATCATACAATTTCCTCCTTCACAAGTGGCAGCCAAGGGCCGTTACGGGTTGCAGAGCAGAGAAAGCCTTCGTCGTGGAAATATTGAAGGCGCTCGCACCAAGATTTGGTTTCGATATGATTATGGCCGTAGCCCACAATCATTTCATGTGTGCCACTTGGCCCCTTCAACCAAACCAGCTCCGGGTCATCGCTTGTGCGCAAAACAACACGGGGCGTGGGCTTGATGCGGTAGAGACGTGATCCTTCATCGAAATTAGGGCTAGGACAATCTTCCCATTCTTCAATTACTGGTGTTCCTGTGTTATACTGCACCTCCCCGCCCTCCGCAAAGTGGGTGATGATGGGCAGCATTTGTTTCCAGTGGTCGCGTTTCATGGTGATGATATGTGTTGTTAAACTGACTTCCGATTATCGTATCCACCCCTTATCCCGTCAACACATAATGACAGAAATATTCACTTGGGCTGCATTTCAGTTTCGCCCATCCCGCCCGATGCCGCGCCATCTCGTTCGTGGTTGGCAAGCGATTCCCCTTCTTCACGTTGCAAGGCTGGCAGGCTGGAACGATGTTCTTCACGGTGTCCTTGCCGCCTAGAGACTTCGGCATCAGATGGTCAATCGTGTCGCCTGGGGCCGCTTGGCAATAAAAGCACTGCGAGCCGAAGATGGTTTGCGCTTGATCCCTCATGCTGCGGCGTAGGCTGATCTTCGTTGGCTTTGGCTTCTTGTGCCCAGACTTCTCCCAAAGCCTGGCTAAAGCCTCTTCGACGTTCCAGTTATCCGCCTCGATCTGCGCAGGCGTGGGGAGGTAGGTTTGCCAGTTCATAATGCGTGCGTGTAGGTGTAGCGGTGGGTTATCTGGCCATCTCAGCCAAAAGGAAACGTGCTCCGTTGAAGTGGCACGGGATAGAATCACCAGCGGAAAATCCACGGGCAACTTCGACAACAAGGTTTCGCTTGTCGCGCTCAATCTCTTTTTTCTCGGCAGCGGGTGCTCCAAAGGACTTCCGGCCCTCAGCCTCCTTGTAAACGAATTTGATCTTGAGCCATGCTTCGCAGTCCATCGCTAGGGCTTTAGACTCTCTGACGGCTCCGTCGTCGTTCTCCTGTGCAACCACCATCAGGGCCACGTTAAAGAGCTTGGTGGCGTCTGAGAGCTTGCCAGAGATGCCCGCTAGCTCATTCTCCCGGCTGTAGGATGGAACGCGAGTGCGGAGCTTGCCAATAAGGTCCACCACGAAGAACTGAATCCCTCTCTCGGCTTCCATTCGGATGTCCGCAACGATGTCCTCAACATACTTCCCGGCTGCGTTGTCAATAATCACGTTCTCTCCGATGGTCCGAGAAAGCGTGTTCACTGCCCGGCTATATTCGGCCATCTGCTGCCTGTTCTCGAAGCCGTGGCGTTCAATCGCTCCGTCAAAGTGATTGCTCTCGGAGGCAAGAAAACGCCCTGCATAAGCCACGCGCTGCACTTCATTCGTGTAAATTTTGCACTTCCATCCTTTGTTGGCCGCGTGCTTCACGATATTGCCCGCCAAGATAGATTTACCCGCTTTCGTGGGTCCGGTTACAAGCCAATACTCGTTTATCGCAATTCCTCCCGCGTTTTTGTCTAGTGTGGGGAATCCAGTGGTGATAAGCGGCATCTTTCCCGTCTCGCGCTTCTCCTGTAACGCCTGCATGTGTTCTACGTGTTCGTGTAGGCACTGCGTCAGGGTGGCGGAGGTATTCATGTCAACCTTGATTCCATCCCTGGATAGCTGCACCACGCTTGTGCAATCGTTCAGCGTGCTCTCCACCTCCATGTCGGGCCTGTCCTTGTGATGCCGGAAGCACAGGCTAACGGCCAAGAGATGCCCGTGAATCTCTTTACGCAGCGTCCAGCGGTCGCGCATCATCTTGAGGTAGTATTGAAACGCCGCCGCGCTTGCATGGTAGCAGAATAGTTCAGTGATTCGGGCTGCCCCTCCACAGGATTCTAGCGCGTTCTGGTCGCGTAGGCGGTTTACGATGACAATCGGATCAATGTCCACGGCCTCCTGATCCATCGTGAGCATTTCCTCATAGATTCGGCGGTTGCTATCGTTGTAAAAGGCTTGCGGCTGGAGCTTCAATCGGACCTCGCTCAGTTTGTGCGGGTCGTTAAAGATGCTGGCAATGATGCCTTCCTCTGCCTCGCTGCTCTGCGGCATCTCTCCCGCTGCCTCTGCAAAGCTGGCAAGCAGTTCCTCAGCCGTGGCGGTTTCGTGGCTTTTCCGGCCAAAGCGGTTTTTTGGTTCTTCGATCATGGTTGTCTAGCTTTGTTAGCTCTCAAAATATTTGCGTAGTTGATGCAAAATCCGCGAATGGTTCCGGCTTGTTTTACCGACCAATCAGCGCGTGGATTTGTCTCTGATTCCTTCCAGCACCACTTAACGCCAGTCATCAGTTCCTCGGCGGAAAGTTTAGATGTCTTGAGCAGCTCAGAGAGTTGAATGCCGTCAAGTTTTTGAAACGGGTAGGTTTCTCCAAAAAATGCTTCCGGCCAAGCCTCAGTCCAAAGTCGAATAAATTGCGAGTGGCGAGGATCTGCTGTTGATGGGACTGGTTGTCTTTTGGTTTTGGGGTCAGAAAGCGCAAGCTCACCACCGGATGCGTTAGCAGCCGTAACCCGCTCCTTACGCGGGCGTGTGGGTGGGGGCGTATGGGTGTGTGTGGGGATAGGGGGTGTGGGGGAAAGGGGAGAGAGAGGGAAAGAGGGGGAGGGAGAGTTATGTTCAGACACGCTCGCGACATGGTTTTGACATGGTTTGACATGCTTTTTTGATTCACGATAACGAGCGCAACGAATAGCATTAGAGGATTGAATCGGGGTGTTTTGAGTCGGTTTAGCCGCTTCAACAAGAGCCTCTGTCACGCGCTGAATAAGCTCAGGCGCAACACCGCTACGAATCAAATCAGCAATCAAAGAGGAGTCAGTCATGGTTCGCCAAATTGCTTATTGGTCACAGGTGCGTCTGGATACTTCGATTTAGCCCAATGCTTGATAATCGAGATGTTGAAATTAATGTGTAAAGGTGGCCTTGTTCCGTGAATTTCATCCCAAAGTCTGAGCAGGCCGTCAAGCATTGCAATACACAAGTCTTGCTGAGAAACATCAGACCTCAGCACATTGCACATATGCATAGTGTGAGCCATCACATCGGGAGACGCAAATTCCTCCATACCAAAAATTTCATTAATCATCTCCTCCCAAGGCTGCGTGTCTTTATCTGCATGCGCCTCATCGTGGCAACTTTTGCATAATGTGCGCAAAGAATAATCAGGATACAACCACGGATCACGTCCTGAAATATAATAACTATGATGGACATTTAAAGTTTCATCCTTGTCGTTACAACGCAAGCAAGTGAAATCATCACGCTGCATGATTTCCAAGCGTTTACGCTGCCATTCTGGACGTTGCAGGAGTTTCCAATACGGGACTTTTTCAGGAGTAGCCATGACTAATAACAGGACACCCCCTGTATCCGCAGGGTGGAACCAATCAGGAAAACCTGACGAGAGCCTGCAAATAAGGGGGTGATTTTGTTGATTGTCATAAGCCTCTCCCGGTTCCACGCGGGTTGACTCTCTACCCTACCCGTTCACCTGGGCAGGTCAAGTGGCTTTTGCCGCTCGTTTAGCTTTGCGGAAATCCGCGCAAGCTTTGCAGTCTGTCTTGCGGCCAACTTCCACGGGACCGCTGCAACGCAGGCAACGTCCCTCCTTTGCCTTCCGGTTGCGCCAAGCTCTACTTAGCTCCCGGTTTTTAATCCGCGTGTCTTCATCTTGGCTATGCTGGCGAGGTGTTTTAGCGCGAAGCAAAGCGATAGAACTGCCGATGCGGTTTGTCGGCTGAACGTCGAAGATGGCTGCGCTTTTTGAACTGCATAGCATACGCACTTCGGAATCGGCTCCAAGCTCACCAGCTAGGTTATGCAGGTGCTTTAGGAGTGTGCGGATAGTCATGGCTTTACCTCCTTGGCATAATCTCTCTTCATCTTCCGAATTGCCCTGCACTCGTCGCAAGTCTGGCGGGTTGACCCGTCAAGGGGTGCTTGACAGTTGAGGCATTTGCGGGCGGCAATTCGTCGCTGTCTCCACCGTTTAAAGGTGATGGCAAGCCGCGCTTTTCTCGCAGCAGGATCTTTTGTTGTGGCCATAGGTTGAGCCTGTCTAGGCATCGTTTGATTGCTTGGAGTCGGAGGGTGCGGAGGCGCATTTTACCAAGGAATTTCGCCACCGTCATCTTCGGGTTGTTGTTGAGGCGCGGGCCGCTGTTGCTGCCTTTGCGGTGGCCTCTGCTGCCCCTGTGACTGCATAGGCTTGCCATTTCCCACAATGATAGCCTTTTCTTTGCCGCGTAGCTCTTTGGGCGGGTTCTGCTTGATGACATGGCTGTTGCCGTAGTTGTCTAGCTGGTCGTTCTCAAAAAGGCACAAGTCAGCGTGCGTTCCATTGTCGTTTTTAAAACACCAATCTTGACGGATTTTACGGAGGTTAATCTTCAGGAATAAATTATTTGGCATGGCCGGTTGTTTTTGGGTTGAGGTGGAGTTGCAGGGCTTGTTCAAGATCAGGGACGTTCGGAATATTGCGAACAGCAGCTTCCATTTTATTCATCCCGGCTACAAATCCCTCACGGAAAGACTTGGCAGACAGGCGCGGCTTCGATGCCGCAGCAAGGAGGCCCTGTGTGCGGTCGATCAGGCGTTCGTTGAACTCTTTGATAGTGGCCTCATGCCGCGCATCATCCTCGGCCGAACGCCGCTGGTAATAGGCTATTTCTTCGTGTGCTTCGTCGCGGTCCATAAGGTTATTGCGGGTTGAGTTTGGCGAGGGCGGATTTAATCGCAGACCTTGAAATCATTGTATCTCCATCAGAATGTAAAACGGTTATTAACACCTTCCTCACCTCGTCCATCGTCTCCTTTGAGTGGACTTCGAATTCGCGTTTGTTGGCGCAAGGAACGCGCAGCCAGGAATCAATGCGTTTGCTGCATTTTGGACAATCAAAAAAGTCGCTATATCCCAACTTGGAAAGCATCACTTCAATCTCTTTATTGCAGTGGCGGCAAAGGTAAAACACTTGCACCTTTTGTCCGTGCGCTGGCTGGGGTGGTGTGTCGGTTTTCATGGGTTCTGTTCTTTCCATTGTGCGGTGAGGATAAAAGGGATTAGTCGGAGGGGTGGCGTAAAGCTGAGAAAACCTATGCCTGTGATCTCGCTAACTCGGGTTAAATGCTTCTTCCACTCGCTGTTTAACTGTGAATGCACGTCATGTATTCGTAGGCGATCCTCTGCGGCGAAGATGGCGTCTAGGGAGGTGGGGTAGTTGGGAGGGCTTTGAACCCAAGTCTTGCCTTGACGCCAATCGTCAGCGCCCATGTATTTACTGCGGGTAAAACCATCAAACTGAGCCGCAATGATTCGCAGTTGCTCCAGGCCCTCTGGCGACTTGGTGAGGGCGAGGAGTGATTCGGGGGTGTGGTTCATACCTTTGGATTTTCTGCGCGGTAGAGGGTGAGGGCTTGGCGGGCTTTGTCGTAAGCTTCCCAGCGGTGTTTTCCAGGCAGAGAAGCTTTGTCGTCTGTGATGTTCTCCAAAGCCTCCGCCAGCCGTTCAGCGTGGGCGTGGAGATCATTATACAAAGTCTCTGCTCGATGTAGCTCCAGCATGTCCACATAAGGAATGGTTAAAGCTTGATCGTGTGGATCTGGCAGATAAACTTTAACGGCAGTGCTTGTGACAGGCGTTTTCATGTGATGATTCGCGTGTAGGATGCGCGGCCCCGTTGATTGGTTAAGCTGGCTGCTTAGATTCATCAGCCGCTGGGAAATCAATCGTTTCCTTCAACAAGCCAGCTTCAACGGCGTGGTTGATGATGTTCTTCAAATCGAGATAAAATGTGCGATGCTTACCTTGGATTGCGAGCGATGCGTTCAGCGTGTGCGTGATGGTGATTTTGTGCTCTTTACCCTCATGCTGCAAAGTTGCCTCCCCGGCATGGATGCCCATACAGATAGATGAGGATGTGATTTCCTTGCCGTTAACAGTGTCGCTGAATCCGGCTGTGATATGGCCTAGGTCTGTGATGATGTCTTTAGCTTTCATAGTGATGATGCCTGTTGGCCCCTTATTCTGCATTATCCCGTCAACCCGTCAATGAATATTTACAGAATTATTTATCAGGTCACGAATCTGTTCAAGCGTTTCCACGTTGATTTGATGCGCTCCGATGCGGATCACGCGCCATCCTGACAAGTCAGCGGCGAGGTATTTGTCGAGGTCAGCCT